TTTTGCGGTGTGGATCGGGTCAAACCTCGTCAAGCTCACGCGGTGGACCGCCGAACACGACAGCCGCGTCGCAGCGATGCGCGTAGACGTTGACAAGCTTGAGGGCCGCATCGGTACCGTTGAGCATGCCACGCAGGCGCACGCGGTCGCACTGGCCCGCATCGAGGCCAAGCTGTGAAGTCGCTGCTGCCACGGGCTTTGGAGCTGCTGAAAGAGTGGGGGCCGCAAGCTCCCGACGCGGCGCCGCGGTGTGTGTATCGCATGGGCGCGGACCTCGACGGCTTTCCCGTGGGCTGCGATTGCTCGGCGTTTATCGCGCGTTGCCACGGCGGGCGCAAGTTCGACGGCACCAGGTGGTACAACACAGACGCGATCTATGCAGACGCCCAGACCGCAAACAAGCGGTGGCGGCAAATCCCGGCACCTGTGCCTGGCTGCATCGGTGTCTACCCAGGACGCACCCGCAACGGCAAGCGCACCGCGGGCCACGTGTGGGTGGTCGAGGACGTCGCCGCATGCATGACGATCGAGTCGAGCAGCAGCGGCAAGGGTATCGCGCGACGCAAACGGCCCGCGTGGTTCGCTGTGGGCGCAGTCGGCAACGGCAAGCCGATCCTATTTGCCGAATACGTGGGGGGGTGAGATGACCGTCGAAGCTGTTGTCCTGCTTGTTGTCGCCGTCAACGCTGCCGTGTGCGCAGCCGTGCCAGCCGAGGTCAAGGCAAAGTCGCCGCGGTTGTGGGCGGTGCTCGACGCGCTCGCGCTCAACGTCCGCCACGCCACCAACCGTCTGCAGAACGGCGCGACGTGGCAACAGGCTGTGTCCGCCGCCGTCGTCGGTGTCGCGGTCGCGGTCGCAACCACTTCGGGTGGCCACGCACCTGCACCCGAAGCCGTGCCCCAGACCGTCGCGGATGCACCCGCTGCGCTGCCCGCCGACGTTTCGCCTTGCGCGGTACCGTCCGACGCAACCGTCGCGGCCGAGCCTGCCGACGCAACCGCCGCCGAGGTGCAATAGTGTTGCTGCGCCTGAAACTGTTTGCGATTGTCGTTGCCGCAATTGCCTTGCCGATTGCCGTCTTTGTGTTGAAGTGGGCGGCGATCGCTGCCATTTCCATCGGCGTCGCGGGGTTCTTCACGGGATGCGGGCCGACGCAATGCAAGCGCGTGCCCATCCTTATCTCTTCGCACCCGACGGCACCCAAGCCCGCGGGTCGTGTTACGGTCGGATGCGACGGCAAGGTGCTCGTCGACATCGAAGCCGAAAAGGTCGAATACTAGGGGGTTGCTATGTCCGAGGAAATGATCGCCCAAATCGCCGCCGCTGTTGAAGCCGTCGCCGTCCTTGCCGAGGAAGGCGCCATCCCCGCCGACGTTGCCGACGCCGTCGTCGCCGCGCTCGAAGCTGCCGCCGCCGCAGAGGGTGACGCGGGCTTGAAGGCTGCCGAGGCGCTGCTCGAGGCCGTTGCCATGCTTATGGAGGACGGCGAAGAGGAAGCCATGCCCGCCGAAGAGGCCGCCGCGTGAGCCTGGCAGATTTGGCCAAGCGCGAGGCTGGCGGCGCGGTACGGGCGATGGCTGACAACGAGTCCATCGTCGATCGCTTATCGCTGGTTGTGCTGCCGTACGCTGTCAACCTCGGCGTCGCTCCCGATGTCGCCCGACTGCTTGTCCGCGCCATCGCCGCTTCTGCGGTTGGTATCATGCGGGAGATCGAGACCGAGCGCGTGGCGGCGGGTACGGTGCAGCTCCTCGACGAGCGCGGCTAGTTGGCGCTGCAACAGCTCCACCTCGTCGCATAGTTGCCGCACGGGCATTGCCAGTTCGTGGCGGTAGGATCGCGACGCCATGCCGCGCCACCTCGTCAGATCGTAAGGTCTCACCATGGCAGATCGTCCTCCATCGGTGTCGGCTCGTCAAACAGCGACATCTGCGCCGCGTGCGTTTCGTCTGGCTTCAGCTTGCCGTCTTGCACAATTACGCGACGCTTGCGAGCTGCAGCGATCCTGCGCTTGGCGATCTCCACGTGCAACGGGTCGAGCTCGAAACCCACAAACCCAAAGCCCTCGAGCGTTGCAGCCATCCCCGTCGATCCGCTACCGGTGAACGGGTCGAGGACGACACCGCCGCGCGGGGTCACAAGGCGCACCAGCCAACGCATCAGATCGATCGGCTTCACTGTCGGGTGGACGTTTGCGCGGCCTTCTGACGCTCGACCAGCACCAGCGCGGGGGGTTTGCGTCCCTGCGCTGCCGTCTTTGCGCCCGACAAGCTCGCCACCGCTGCGGCGCGGCATGTCGTCCAGTCCGATCTCTCGCTCCCACGTCGAGGCCTTGGCCGTGTAGAAGAACCGCGCAGCGCTGCCATCGGCATCGTCTGGAAATCCCGCCAGCACCTCCTCGCTGCCGTCGTGCAGGACGTTTGCGGGCCAGCGACCCTCCGGCATCGGCGCTTGGTAGTCCATCAACTCATAGCTGGTGCTGTTGCCCGGGACACCCCCACCGTGCCGCACGCGACCGGCTTCCGCACCGTGACCCGGTATCCGGCACCCGTCCACGTTGATCGCCCCGGTGCCGTACACCAGCACGTTCTGCGCCACCGTGCTTCGGAGCGGCTTGCGCGCCAGCACGGCGGGTTCATATGCGGGCTTGAGCGCGGTGCCCCAGCCTTGCCACTGTTTCGCGGCGTCGGTTGCGGGGGCGGTGATGTCTAACGTAGTCGCACTGCGATCGTTGTTTTGACCGGGCGCAACGGCTATACGGGTTGCAGATTGTTTCGTAATCACCTCGCGCTCGGCTTCAATGCGGGCTACCAACTCGTCCACCCAGGCCGGGACATCTCCGCACAGCGGTCGAAGTTTTGCCCACAGTGCGCAGGTAGGAATAGCGGGCTGGCTTTTGTCTGTCAGGTAGTGTGCCCCCATAAACGTGCTGGTGGCCTCGTTTATCTGTCGCGCAGTCAACCCGGTGTCTCGCATGAACGCCGTGAACCTATGCAGGCGACCAGCCTCGCCGTTTACTTTGTCTATGGCCTTGCTCACATCCAGCGACTTCGGAAATCCGCTGCCGTACATCCACGCAAGGCAATCGCGGATCTCAAATCCCGCGTCCTCGATTGCGCAGGCCATGCGATGATAGGTGCGCGTTCCGCCAAACGCGACGAGATGCCCGCCTGGCTTGAGTACCCGCAGCACCTCGCGCCACAGGTCCACATTGTACGCGATGCCGCTTGCGTCCCACTTCTTGCCCATGAAGCCAAGCTCGTATGGCGGGTCAGTCACGCACGCATCGATCGACGCGTCCGCAAGCGTGGGCAGCAGATCCAGATTGTTGCCACACCGCAAGTCCAGCATCACGGCACCTCCCCATCGCCATACGGATCCGATACCTCGCCTGCACCCGCGTCCGCGCTCGGGGTCACAGGGTCGGCGACGCAGGCCGACAGCAAAAGGCACAACAACACAACAAGCCTCACAGCGACCTCGCCAGACGCAGCACCCTCGCCGCGTAATGTGTGCCACAGGTACCGCGAAGGCCGCCCCAGCCGCAGTTGTACGCGGCCAGTGCCTTGCTCCAATCGCCGTGGCTGTGCCGATACCAATACCGCAGCAGCCGCTCGCCCTCGCGGCGGTTGATTTCGGGATTGTAGAGCTCGTCGGGCGTGCAGTGCGCATATCGCGTGCACACCTGCATCAGTCCGCGAAAGCATCCGTTCGTCGCAGTCGGCACCCCGCGCGACTCGACCCAGATTACGGCTGAAATGATGGCTTCTATACCTGGCATGTGTCCTCGTCTGTGCCTGACGTCGCGGGGCCGCCTGGAAAGCCCTGATGCGCCCGTCAGGCTGTCGCGCCCACCGTGGGCGTCGATTGTGGATTGGTGGCGTCTGCGATGCGCTGGCCGATCCAGCGCACTACGGGTACCGCCCAACTATTGCCCAACGCTTTGTAGCGCGGGCCGTCGGGGCATTGGTCGGCGGGCTTCTTGCGCCATGGGATTGCGGTGTAATCGTCGGGAAATCCTTGCAGGCGCTCGCACTCGCGCGGCGTCAGGCGGCGCACTGTTATACCTGTCGCCACCGCCACACTCGCCGACCCTCCAGCCGACCCACAACCCAGCGCATGGGTGGTGCCGTCGCTGCTGTGGATCGGGTCTTGCGTCGGGTGCAACGCAATCGCAGGCGCATGCGCTCCAGCCGCCAGCGGGTGGCACGGGTCTCCAGCTTGCGGGTTGCTGCGGTTGTCGCGCGATGTGATCTGCGTGGTATCGAAAGCGACCATGTTGTAGCACTCATCGCCAGCAGGGCCGCCGCTGCCCTTTGCCCACTTTCGCGTCACGGCACCTGCGATGCTGCCGCCCTCAGGGCCGCCTCCAATTGCGCGGGCAGCACCTTGCCCCGCTTCTCGGCTCGGCGGAGTATCCCTGCGCACGCCGCCGAACTCAAATAGTACCGCTGCGGGATCGAAGTCGTCTCGAGCACTTGCGACAACGAACACACGACGGCGTCGTTGGGCCACGCCGAAATATTGGGCATCAAGTACCCGCCATGCGATTGCTCGCGCGGGGCCATACACAGCACCCGCGTCCGTCCACCGTCCCCCTGGCGGTTCCAGCGGCAGACGTTCACCGGCAACGCCTGCAAGGAAGCAGCCAAAGGCGTTGTCGCTGGTGTTGAGGACGCCGGGGACGTTCTCCAAAACGATGATACTGGGCTTGTATCCTGCGGCTCGTCGAACAGCGTCAATTGCATCTGCCACCTCGCAGAAAGTCAGAGTCAGGTTTCCGCGCGCGTCGGCCAGCGATTGCCGTTGCCCCGCCACGGAGAAAGCTTGGCACGGCGTGCCGCCGCACAGGATGTCGGGCGCCTCGACCTCGCCGCTGCGGATGCGCTCAGGCAGCAGGGTCATGTCGCCAAGGTTCGGCACCGTAGGGTAGTGGTAAGCCAGCACCGCGCACGGAAACGGCTCGATCTCGCTGTACCAAGCAGCAGCCCAGCCCAGCCCATGCCACGCTACCGTTGCGGCCTCGATGCCGCTGCACACGGATCCGTATCTCACGGCGCACCCTCCTCGATACCGACCAGCCGCCGAGCAGCCTCTCTTGCCACCTTGACTTCAGCGTGACCGCAGTCGCACGGGTAATCTGCTCGGATATTGCACCACTGTTCGTGGATCGAAGCAGGCCACAGTGCGATTGCCTCCCGCAGCCGTCGCAGGCGATCCAGCTCGGGCCACGTTTCCACCGCTTCTCGCAGTGCGGCACAGTCCATCGGCTTGCCCATCACATCTCCTTCAGCGCCGCGTCGATACCGTCGCGGAGCTCTCGCAGTCGCAGATAGATCTCTTGCGTCACCTCGCTCTTGCTTGCTCCATGCGTCTGCAAGATCCAGACGCCATTGCGTCTCACGACTGCGATCCACGTGACCTCCAGCAGTTTGATCTCGACCTCGATCGTCTGCTTCACGGCGCGGCCTCCAGTGCGGCGACGAGCGCCTCGATCTCGCTGCCGTAGATTGCCGTGCAGTCGCGGTAATTGCTGCGCCAGCGCCAGCCCTGCCCATACGGATGCGCGTACAGCGTCGAATCATTCCGCGCTTCGCGCACCAGCGCCAGCAGGCAACCCAGCGTCGCGGGGTCGTCGAGGTCGGGCCATGCGTCGGGATATCCACCGTTTGGTACCGTGCACGGGACCCTTTGGCTGAGCGGTTCTGACCAAGCATTATCACGTACTACTCGCATCCCAGGCATCCACCGCCATCGCTTGCAGGCCACGGCCCGCTTTGCCAATTCCTTGTTCATCGTTTTCCTCCGTCCCCGCCGTGCGGTGCCGACACCTTGCCGACACCGCAGGCGGGACACATCCCCGCAGTTGTTCCGACTCTGTGCGATTGGGCTGGCCAGATCTACGGGGCGATCGGCGCGCTCGACGCCGTCGGCTTGGACCACCCGCACCGCAGGCATTTGCCCGCAGGGGTGTAGACGTGTTTGGCGCCTGCTGTGCATGGCTGCACGGGTTTGGGTTTGCCGTTGCCTTCGCGGCGGGTCCACGCTTTGTAGTGGCGCCAGCACATTTGACGAGCGATCGTGTTCGGTTCGCCGCACACTGTGCAGGACGGCTTGACGTGCTTGGGATGTTGCTCAACCGTGCGGTGGTATCGGGCGTGGGCATAGTGTGCCGCGCACAGGCCGCGGGTCTTTGCCTGCTTGTCGCAACCTTCGCGGCTGCACGGTTTCGGATCTTTCACCACGGCACCACCTCGCACTGCCCGTTTGCAATTGCCTCGACCACGCACCACACACCCAGCCTCAAACACTCGGAGCTGCCCGCGCAAACGATTGCCAGACCTTCCGTCGCCTCGATGCTATACAGCCACACCGCCAAGCCCGCCCAAAACATTTCAGGCCTCCGTTGCGCGCACGACTGCCGCGACACGCTCGGCGTCTTTGTGGCTTGCCCACGACTCCAAATCCGCAAGCAGCTCGGGCAGCGTCAAACGGTACCGAAAGATGCGCTCGCCGCGCGCTGTCACACCCTCGGCCGTCCACGCGTCGCCGTGCGCCAAAGCCGTGATCGACAGGCTCACGAAATGCGCAGACACATATTGCAGGGTTACAGCTTCCATCGTCGTTGTCTCCCCGGACGGCTAAGCGTCCGTCTGTCCTGTTTCAATCTGCGCAGCCGCCCAGGCAACCGCCAAAGCCGCGCGGGCATGCGGCAGGCCGTGCAACAGCCCCAGCACGCCAGGTTCCGAGCCTTTCACGGCCCGACGGTCGGCGACACCGCGTCCGCCGTGGAGCTCGACAAGCACCGCCCACACGCCCGCGTCGCCGCGCACGTCCTCGCCCATCTCCCGCGACAGTTCGCGCGTCACTGCCCGACGTTCGATGGCATACAGGGGCCGCACAAAGTCCCACCCCTGCACGTCGACGCGGTACACGCCGCCTTGCAGTTGCTGTGTTTCCGCGGGCAACGGCGCACGACCGCCGATTGCGTGCCACAAGGCGCCGAATTGCTCGATGGTGTCGGCGAGCTCGTTGCCGCCGTGGCTGTAGATGCGCGGGCGTTCGATCGCGAACGCGTCGCACATGCCCGACTGCAGCAGCCTGCGGCAATGCTCGACCGTCTCGGCAACGCTGCGGTATTGCGCCGCGTCGGTCACCTTGCCGGCCGCGCTGTCGTACACGCACAGCCCGACGGTCTTGCCTGGGTCGATACCTGCCACTCGCAGGCCTTGTGCGAGGGCAATCACCACGGCACCTCGTCGGCATCGGCAGGGCGGGCAAACTCCGCGCGCTTGGCCGCGTAGTCTTTCGCGGACGGCGGCTTCGCTTCGCGATCGTCGCGGTACGCTTCGCCGCTGCTGTGCTTCGTCGCAGCAACATAAAACCACACTTTATCGCTGCGCTTCTTGCCTTCCTTGTCGGTCCACTCGTCGGTGCCGCCGTAGGTTTCAAAGGTAATCAGGTCATCCTTCTGCGGGTTGAGCTTGGCGAGCTCGGGCTGTTTGGCCGTAAAGCACTTGATGCGGTACCAACTGCTCGGACGGTAGTTGCCCGTGGTCTTGTCCTTGCCGTGCGACACACGCACCGTCACGACCACAGGGCCGTTGCCTGTCGGAGCTGCGACCTCGTACACGCGGCCTGTGATACGTGCGGACACGCCTTGCATGGGTTCTTGCGTTTGCATTATGCCTCCTCGGTGACGAACGGCTCGAGGTCGTCGTCGTTTGCGGTGTCGGGCTGCGCAGCCGTTGCCGTGCCCGTCGGCTGCAGCACCCACCGCAGCTTATTGCGCTTCGCAGGCTTCCACTCCACAGGCAGCGGCCTGTCGATGTCGGGAGACCCGTAGACTCGGATGCAGGCCTCGCCGCGGCGCAAGGGCATGACGTCGGCCGTGGCGTACAGTGTGACGCGCTTGCCGATCCACTGCCG